CCTAAATTTCAGCGTTGGCCGTCACTACGCCGCCACCGGGAACGTGCGTTGCACTTGGATGTGCCGATCCTTCACGCGCTCATCCGTCATCACGGCTCGCGGGCCGCGCCGGTAGAACTGAAGCGCCAAGCTCAGCGCCGCGCCCCACTGCGCGCCCGAGAGACCGATGGCGCGGATGCGTGCGTTGGCAAAGCCCGCTGTCTCAATCTCTTCGCGGTCTCGCTCCCACGCTTCGCGGTCGTCCCACGTTTCCGGTTCGTACTTCCGCTCCAACAGGTGCCGCAGAATCTAGGCCGCCGTGATGTGAATGCACTGCTCGTAGCCGGGGCCAAAGCCTCCCATTTCAATGCTCCAGCAGGTTCCGCCGTCGTCCCACCGCTTCAGCCAGTCCGCAGCGTCAGCGCCGTAGGTGTCGATCTCGTGCTTTTCCTTGTCCTCGGCTTCGGTGCGATAGAACACCTTCTGGCCGTCGAGAAACAGGCCGCGCACCGTGAAGCCGATTCCCTTGCCGTAGAAGCGCGCCGTCATGCCCTCTGTCGGTACCACGGGAGAGGGCGCAGGAACGTAAAAGCTCCAGCCGTCAGCCCGCTCGATGCTCCAGCCTTTGCCCTCGTCGCGCACTTTGGCGACTGTGGTTTCTTCAAACTGCTCGTCATTCGGGTACATGGTTTTCCTTTCGTTGTAAGTTGCCGTGCCGGCCAACCATCCAAACAGGGGGCCGAAATGCCCCTCTGCAAATCCAGCGCCAGCAGAAATCCGGGAGGCCCGCGAAGCTGCTGGGATGTCGCAAACGGCGGCTGCATCCCTCATCCACTGCACCCTTCGCGGGTGGCAGGAGTGGGAGGCAGGCAACCGCAAAATGCACCCGGCGTTCTGGGAACTGTTCCGCATCAAATCAGCCCTCTAACATCACGCTGCCGCCCTGAATATCACGGCTGCCCGATCGGACAGATTCACGATTGCCCTGTCCGCTGGTGCAGCCTGCGCATGGGTATAGATGGCGTCGCGCTCGACATACCAGGTGCGGCCGGCTTTGATTGGGGCGGGCTGGATGTGGCCTGAGCGGGCCCAGGCGCGCAGGGTTGGCAGGGTCGGCTGGGGGTCGAAATGCAGGGCTGCCCAGGCTTCTAGGGTGATGCGTTTCATGTCGGCTTCCGGTTGAGGGCGTCGCCGCGGTCGACTCGGCGGCGCACTTCGAGCATGGCGGCGCGCGCGCCGTCGCGGGTGATGTTGGCCAGCTGCGCTTCGTGGATCTCGACTGCGTGCGCGAGGGCGGTGTAGCCGGGCCCGTGGAATGCCCATTTGCCGAGGCGGCGATGGCGTTCGAGGATTTCGATCAAAGCGTCCTGGGCGGTCTGGATGTCAGTAAGGTATTCGGCGCCGACACCGCGTTCGCACAGTACGAGGCTGACGTTGACCGCAGCAGCGAGGGCGTGCCAGTCAAGTTCGATGCCGTTGCCGGTGCGCATGCGCTCGATGCTGGTATGGATGGCCATGCCAAGATCGGTGAGCTGATCGTCTGTGAGCTGATGCTGCATGGCGATGGCATGCGACCAGGCGCTGCGGTCGGCGCGGTAGGGGCGGTATTTGGAGCGTTTTCTCATGCTTCGATCCTCCTAAATTCGACCACCCACAAGCTGCAATTCCAGCGCCATATCCGGAGCGCAATCAGGATTGCGCGGCCGGACAACGGCTGCCATCTTGTCGACGTTGAGGTCGCCCAAGAAACTCGCGATCTGTTCGGCGGTGACGCGCGGCCTTGCGATCATGTCCTCGAAGCGAAGGTCGAGGATGTGCTTGACGCCTGCCGTTCGCAGCGAGCGAACAGCTAATATCACATCTTCCTTGAAGGAACGGGCGAGGGTCGCACGATATTCCCGATTGACTGGAAGCCCCATCATTTCACGAAGGAATTTCGCGTGTGACTTGGCCTGCTCCATTGGATCGCGCCTGCACCATATCGCCTTCGTACTGATTCCATTGGGAAGTGTGTATGTCTGCGGATCAAGCAGTTTGAGTGCATGGCCGCTGATTCCGTGCAGACGTTCAGCATCAATGAATTCTGGTTTCACGATATCGGATGCCTCGAATGCTGGATATTCGCCTGTTACGGGCATGCCGCCTGCTTCCAGCATTTGCATGACAAGCGATGATCCACAGCGCCCGAAACCACATACGAGGGTGATGGATTCGTGTGTGTTCATGCTGCCATTCCCCCAAGGTCAAGCTCTTCATTGAACAGGATCGGGCGCTCTTTCATCCCGCTCTCCGCTTGAGAATCACCGGATGCGCCCACATCGCCGAGACAATTCCCGCTGGGCCGCCGGCCAGGGTGGCGAGTATTTCGCTCCATCCCGCCCCTGGAAGGGTGCGCCATAGATAGATCTGGCACGCGCCGATGACAAGGCTGGTGAGCGCGGCTGCCTTGAAGTGGCGGTGAATCACGTTCTGCTGCTGGAATCCGAGCGCAAATACAGTGAGGTATGCGCTGGTGAACAGGGCAAGTTCGGTCATGACGCACCCCGCTTCATCAATTCTCGGTCGACGTGGTCGTGCTCAATCGCTGGCATTGCACACCTCTGCGAGTTTGCGGATACGGCCGTCGCGCAGCAGCGCCACGATCTCTTCGCGGTATTTGATGAGGTCGTCGAGCCAGTCCGGCAGTAGGGGAAGCGGCCACGAACGGCGATGCGTGGCGATGATGCTGTCAAGCCGCTCGATGGCGTCGCGCTGCTGGGCAAGCGAATAGCATCGGCGGTCTTCGTCCGGGGAATGCAGGCGGGCAGTCATGCAACCACCTTTTCGGCGAGCTGCCACAGGACGATCAGCGCGAGGCCGATACAACAGGCCCAGCCGATGACGCTGTCGATGCGGCGATGGCAGGGGATGCCGCGCGAGGCGGCGCGGTTGGCGTCGCGGATCTGTTGGCGGGTGGAAAGTCCGTTCATGCGGCCTCCAGATCAAGCGCGAGGTTGAATGCGACGGCCGGGTCGGCGTCGTTGGCGCGCTCGCAAGCCACCAGGGCGAGCAGCAGGATGTCGTCGCGGATGCGGTGGTCCGGCTCGTCCCGTGCGTCGCGCAGCAGGTCGCTGGCCAGTTCGTCCCAGATGGCTGGGTCGGCCTGGTCGATGGCGTCCTGCCAGCGGCAGGCGGTGCCGGTGGGGAGAATGATCGTCATGTCTCGCTCCTGATAGGTTGGCTTCTGCGTTCGTTACGGCTTTCCGACACTCAGTTCTCCGACATAAACCCCTGCCAATGCGTCTCCAAGCTCGTCGCGCAGTGTTTGCTCGACCCACGCGCTGGTTTCCTCCTGCAGGCGTTCACGGCCGACGATGCGCAGTGCGATACCGGGTTTTCCATCGTTCTCGCGCACGCCGAGACGGATGACGATTTCGAGCAAGTTGGTGCCAACGTAAAGCGGGCTGTGAAGGATGAAATAGGCAGGCAGCGTTTCGGAATCGCCTCGCGCTTCGATACTTTCGAGTGCGGTGCGGTTGCGGGCGAGGTCTCCTTCCTCGTTGACTACGCTGGCCTTGGCTTCGATCTTGACGCGCCGCAAGGCGGTGATGGCTTTGCGTTGCTCGATCCCGGCGCCGTCCTGGGCATGCGCGGTGATGTGTTCGGGCCAGTCTTCGAGCCAGTCGATCACCTGCAGCTGGGTGCGCAGGTTTTTGGTCATGACGTCGGCGGCGGCCCATGCTGGTGCGGCGCGCAGATTGAGCACGGCGCGGTGATGGCCCCACTGCGGCGATTCGTCGTGGCCGTGGTCGAATACCGCCATTGCGGCACTGCCGTCGGGGCGAACGTAGGCGGTGGGGGCGAAATCTTCTCCTAGGTCGGCCGCTGACTGCTTGGCATAGGCGATGAAGTCGCCGATGCGCTCGGTGGTGTAGCGATGGCGCTGGAAGCGCGGCGCAGAAGCGAACTGCTCGGCATGCTGCAGCGTTGCGCCGGGCGGAATGTAGAGCGCATGCCCGACGGTTTCGGTGTTGATCAGCTCGGCGATCTTGTCGTTGATCGCGCTGATACGGTCGATGGCTGCGGCTTCCATTTATACCACCTCCCGCTGCTGTTTCTGGATGAGTTCGAGCTGCGTGTCGGGCGTTATGGTGAGCTTTCCGCCTCGGCCAACGTATAGCAGGGTCTGCGTGGTGTCGGTCTCCTGAATCTTGCCGCGCAGGGTGGGGCGGGCGTAGCTCAGCTTGTGGGTCATTTGTACTTGGGCGCCTTCGCCGATGCGGGTGATGTCGAGCTCGATGGTGATCTTGCCGGACTGTTTCTTGCTGTCTGCGTTGACCACCGCGCGGGCGGTTTCGGCCAGCGCGTGCGCTACCTTGCGTTCGAAGATCCCGGCGTCGAGCTCCTCGAGCACGGGAATGAAGCCGGGCACGTTCGTTGCGTCTGTCATGTTCTGCTCCTGGTTGATGGACTGTTTCCCCAACATCACCCTGCGTCTTCGTGAGGCTCCTAGCCGGTTGCCCGACCGTGGGATGGGTCTGTGCCCATCACGTCTGCCGCCTGGGGTGCGCCAACTTGGGCGCGCGGCTACGAGGTGACCTAATTATTCATACATGTATTAGATATGTCAATACATGCATGAATAATTCATGGCACAATGAAGCCACGCCCGAGGTTGGCGGGTTCAAAAGGGGGTCAGAAATGGAGATGCGTGACGGTGAAATTACGGTGGGCGATTGCCCGGAATTCACTGTGGGGTTCAGCTACTGCGGTATCGCTGTGACTATGAGCGTGAAAATCGAAGAGCGAGCTTTGCTAATGCCGCTTGACTACCCACGAGATAGTACCGAACGGTTGACTGCTGTTTGTGCTCAGGCAATCGGGAGCACAGCTCGTCAAATCGCTGCGCAAGCGCTGCAAGCTCACACTGAATTTGAGCAAACGCTACGTCAGGCGGATATTGATGATCATCGGTCATGGGTCAGTCCTGCCATGATCTGACCGATTCGACCGTGACGTCGAAGCGTTTGATGGCGGGGTCGTGTTCGAGCCAATGGTCCAGCGAAAACACATAGCGGCCGGGTGGAATGTTCTTGACGCTCGCCGGCCAGGCGGCGTGCGATGCGATCGGGGCGCCCGATTTGTCGTATCCGGTCATCCTTAGCTGAATGCCGACTGCCGCGCGGCAATTGTTGATCAGTTCGCCTGCGCCTTGCAGGTAGGCACAGGACATGGTGCGGCAGTTGTCTACCCAGCGGGCGCGGACGGATTTGATCACGATGTCGCCAGGGCGGCATTCCGTTTGGGATGCAACGGCAATCGATCCGGTGTGCCTGGGCGTATCGATCAGCGGGTAGAGGATTGCGGTGCCGATGGCTGATGCGATTAGGATTTTTCGCGTATTCATATTTCGGCTATTCCGAGCCAGATCCCGTAATTCATGCCATCTCCACCGCCAACAATCATGGCAGGGCATGTTGCGACAGGCGGCAGGCTTTTATTTTTTGCGAGTGTGCGATAGGCGCGCGCGGTAGCGCGCGAGAGATAGCCTACAGTTTGCCCGCCGATTTTTATGGCGACGGCTTTGTCGTCATGCGGGTTGTTGTCTTCAAGCTCGATGGTGGCCTGGACGATGTTGTGTCCGGCTGGCAGGGATTTCGCGACGACACGGATGGCTGGTTGATAACTGGCTTCACCGACGATTTCCTGATCGAACTCGCCATCTCCGCATAGCGTGTGATTATCGCTGATCGCTTCATCGCGGTCCTTGTAGTATTTGATGGTGACGCGATTTGATGGTTTTCCCGCGTCGCTTGTCTTGAACGAGTTAATCAGATACAGCGTAATTCCGCCAAGAACAAGTATCAATATGACGAAGGTTTCCACATTTTGCTCCTCCCTTTATTCGAATTGAAGCTCCAACTGTACCGCGAACTGCAGAATTTTGGCCGTGTTGGTGTTACCCGTGTTTTTGTTCTTCTGATTCAGCAAGTGTAAGTGCTGTGCTGACAAGCACGGCTTTCTTGTAGCTCGGTAGAACCTGCATTACATGCTGCAAGGTCTGCATCTGCTTATCGTCCTCAAGCGGAGTTTCGCCAAGTAGCTGTGAGGTTGTCACCCCGAAATAGGCCCCCAGCACCTTCAGCGTCGGTAGCGTCGGAGTGTAGTTCTGGACATTGAGGATGCGCCAAATCGTCGGCTGGAAATCCTTTTTTTGGTCGGGATTCGACGGATCAATCTCCGCAAGCTTGGCGGCCAATTGATGCGCATTGACTCCGTCCCGCTCCATCAATGATGCGAGCACCCCTTTAATCGTTGGTTCGGACATGCCGCCTATTGTCCAGTGCAGTTGTATCGCAGGGAAATACATTGGTGTATATTGCATATTATTCATCGATGTATTAATCTGGCGTTATGTTCAAGCGATTGATCGAAGACCTCATTGAAACCGGGATGACTGAAACAGCCATCGCGTTGCGTGTCGGCGCTTCCCAGGCGAGCATCAACAGGATCAAACGCACGAACCAGAACCCTAAGTACGAGCTCGGCGTAGCACTCGTCGCGCTTCATGGGCAGATCACACAAAAGCAGACGGTAACGGAACAGGCACCTGAATCGACCTTCGGCGATCTTGGCGAGCCGCGCGACAGCGAGCGCCGGGTGGAAGATCGCCGGACGACCTGTGCCGACGAGAAGGCCGCTTGATGGATTCGATGATGCTATTTATCAATGCGCGGCTTGCGTGCTGGGATGGTTGGCAGCGATCGCATCGCGCCAGCGCTGGATGTTTGTGCGCGCGCCTCGGGTCGGAATGTTTGATGTTTTTAAAACGTGTTCGAGTGTTGCTATGTACTCGGCGGTGATGTCTGGATGGTGCTTGAGCAATGCGTTGATGAGCGCGGATAGCGCGATTTCTTGCGCCATGACCGAATCGGCAAGAAATTGCATCTGTTTGTTGTCCATGTCCGTTCCTTTCGGTGTGTGGTTGGGTGAGACTTTCCATTCTACCGATCCCGGGACGGGCGCCCGATACTCCCTGGCAGGCGGGGTGCAGTGTGTGTCTGCCCATGCAGTTCTCCTCCGATCTTTCCCCGGCGCTGTCCTGGCCGGGGCTTTTTTTGGGCGGAATCAATATGCGCGGGAGGGCGTAATGGGTCGTCATGGCGTTGTGTCGAAAATGGGCATGCCTCGCAGCCTAATTTTTTTGCCGTCTCGGCTACAGGAAAGTACTGGAAAGAATCATGACGGTACGTTCCGGTAGCCAGTTGACGCTCGATTTCGAACCCGGTCTGGCGGAGCGCCATGAGACGCTGCTGGATTGCGTCCGGCAATGCGCCTATACGCATCGCAACCCGCTGAAGACGATCGCGGCGGATATGGATATGAGCCAGTCCGAATTGTCGCGGAAGCTGTCCGGAAACCCGGACGATCCGCGCCGGTTCTCGGTGGACGATCTGGAGCGTTTCGTAACAGAAACGGGCGATGTGAAGCCGATTCTGTATCTGGTCGAAAAATTCCTGACCGATGAGGATGCGAAGCAGCGCGCCGCGCATCAGCGACTGGCGCAGATGCTGCCGGATGTGCTGGCGCTGATTAAGACGGTTTCACAAGGGGTGCAAGAGTGAGCCTTCTCCATGACATTGAACGCTGCGCCGGTAATGGCGACCCGCAATGCATCGATTGCCAGCGTCGTGAGCCCGGCAGCCCAAATTCATCGAATGGCCTGCCGGTTCCAAGCGGAACCGAATGCAGCAAGCGGATCGTGACGCTTGAGGTGGCGATTCTTGAGACGCAGGGAAGGGGGGATTGATGGCACGCGCACGCAATCTGAAACCCGGATTTTTCCACAATGCAGATCTGGTCGAGCTGCCTGTCGAGACACGGTTGCTGTTCGCTGGGCTGTGGACGTTGGCTGATCGGGAGGGTCGGATCGTCGATCGGCCCAAGCAGATCAAGATGGAAATCTATCCGGCTGATTCATTCGATGTGGATAGTTTGTTGCAGCAGCTGCACGACTCGGGGTTCATCATCCGATACGAAGTCAATAAGATCAAATACATACAGGTGCTCAACTTCCTGAAGCACCAGAATCCTCATTATCAGGAAAAGGTCAGTGTGATTCCTCCACCGGATGATGGGGGGATCAATCCAGGGCAAGCCTCGGATAAAACTAGGAGTCCTCTCAGGCCAATCGGGCTGAATCCTGAATCCCTATTACTGAATCCTGAATCTCATAGCAGGCAGCAGCAAGGTGCTAGCTGTGTAGGGGCTCGGGATGCCTCGGGCTTGTCCGGGGCGAGTCTGGGGCTTTCACCGGATGAAACGCCTCCGGATGACGACGAAACCCCGCCTCCAAGGGAAAACCCGCAGGCTGCGGAGCCGATTGCCGACGCGGTGACGACGCGGGCGGTGGAAATCGCGGTGTTGCTGCGCAAGCGCGGTGCGGGGGTGGCCGCGGGTGATCCGCGATTGCGAACCTGGGCTGAACGCGGGGTGACGGACGCGGCGTTGTTGACGGCGCTGGAAACGGCGGAGAAGCGCCGCGAGGCGGCGGGGAATCTGAACCCGGTGAATGCGGGGCTGCTGGATGCGATTCTGGCGGATGCGCGTTCTCCGCCCAAGGGTGGCAGCGGGGCTGGGGTGCCGTGGTGGTCGACGGACCAGACGGTGCTGGCGAAGGGGCGTGAGCTTGGGCTGGAGGCGAGGCCGGGTGAGTCGATGGGGCAGTTCAAGGGCCGGGTAGCCGAGAAGATCGGGCAGGCAGAGGGGGCAGTGGCATGAGCGAGGACAGGGTGGTTTGCATGAGGGGGAGGTCTGGCAACGATGCGCTGTGGGATTGGTTCGGCTCGAGCCGGGCTTGTTGGCTAACGCTGCCCCGGGTGCTGATGCATTCGATGCCAGACGACTGGCAGGAACGCATGGCGGGGCTGCTGTGCGAGTTCGACCAGGAATTTCCAAACCAGCCTGAGCTGTGCACGCGAGTGAGCATCACCGATCACGGGGGGCGCCGTATGGGTTATCCATCGTGGCTGGTGGACTACCGTCATCCGGACCGTAGCGCGGTCAATCGCATGCGCGGGCCTTCGATGGTGGAGGTGTCGAATGGCAAAAAATGACCGTCTGGTGAAGGCGTGGAAGATGCGGCGCGATGTTCATGCCTGGATCGAGGCCAACCCGGATTGTTCGATGCCCGAGATCAAGCGGAATTTCAGCAAGATTAACCCGGAGACGGTGCGCTGGGTGGTGAAGCGTCTCGTGCTGGCCAAGCTGGTGCAGGCGGAATCCCATTGCTATCGGGCGCTGCGTGAGTTCGACCAGCCCATGGAAGCGGCGCGCGACAGGTTGCGTGAGGGTGGGCGTGCGTCGGGCAGGGTGCAAGGCTTGACGAATGCATCCCGCACCAGGAATCCGGACGGCACTTTCGCAGCAGTTCATGCCGGGACAAATCGTGTGAAATATATAAACCGCCCGGCAGTCAAGCGAGCGATCCCGAATCAGGGCGGGCAGGGTGCAGGCGGCGCGTGGCGCGGCGGACGGTCGTCGCTGATGATGGTTGGATAAGGGTGAATAAATGATTTCGCATATCAACGACAAGCTGAATATCTGGGCCAGATGGGTGGTTGGCGGCCGCAAAGTTGGGGGCCTGGGCTATCCGAGTCAGTGCGCCTTCACCCGGGTTGGCATGCCAAGCGCACCGCGCGACCCGACCATGAACGAGCAGGCTTGGGAAATCGAACAGGCCGTGCATCGATTGGATGCAAGTCTGCGTGATGTGATCGAGCAATTCTATCTGCGTGCAGGGACGGCGGAGTCGCATGCCAGGGATCTGCATATCTGCCGCGACACGCTATACGTCCGCCTGCATATGGCACATACGCGCATCATGGAGTGGATGCAGGTGGGTGATGATGAAATAGAGTGCTTGACACGCTCCGACACATTTGGTACAAAGCAGCTAAGCTGAGATTAGCTGTCACTACACAACCCGCGAAAGCGGGTTTTTTCATGCCCGCAAACAACGCCAGGCCAAGCTCTACGCAGCGTGGATACGGCTACAAGTGGCAGAAGGCGAGTGCCGGTTATCTCAGATCGCATCCGCTGTGTGCAGAGCACATGAAGCGCGGCCAGGTTGTTGCCGCAACCGTTGTCGATCACATCATTCCGCACCGTGGAGACCAGGCATTGTTCTGGGACAAATCGAACTGGCAGTCGCTATGCAAGCGTTGCCACGATAGCCATAAGCAGCGGATTGAGAAGTCTGGACGCGAGGCTGGATGCGATGTATCCGGAATTCCGATAGACAAGACACATCATTGGAACAGGTAGGGGAGGGCGGGTAAAAACTCCGCCCCCCACCCGTTCTAGACCGTGCCCCTACCTTTTCTTGCAGGCCCGCAGGTTGCATGGGGGTAGGGGTTGATCAGGAGTAGCACAATGTCAGGACCAGCACCGAAACCGACCGCGCTGAAACTGGTAGAAGGGAACAAAGGAAAGCGCAAGATCAATGCTCAGGAGCCGGATCCGGCATACCTGAATGACCTCACGCCGCCGGCCTGGCTTCCTCAAGCGGCCGCCGAAGTATGGAACGAAACGGCACCGAAGCTGCGTGCCGCCAAGGTGTTGACCGAGCTTGACGTACACGCTCTGGCAATGGGCTGCGTAGCCATCGCGCAGTACCGCGCCAGCGTCCGCCGCATCGGCGACGATCTGGTGAAGTCGAAGCATGCCACCAACGACGAAGGCAAGCCGATCGAGGTTGGCGAGCACGTCAATCCGTGGCTCATCGTGCAGAGCATGACCTACAAGCAGGCCATGGGCATCTTCGCGCAGTTTGGCCTCACGCCGGCCGCGCGCTCGCGCATCGCCATCAACCCGCAGGACGATTTGTTTGGCCATGGCCAAGCGCCGGCTAGTAAAAACTACTTCTCGTGATCCAGTCACCCGCTACGCGCGGGCTGTAGTCAACGGCAAAATCACCGCCGGACCGCATGTGCGGGATGCCTGCAAGAGGCACCTGGCGGATCTGGAGCAAGCCCCATCGCGGGGCTTTTTTTTCGACCTCGAAAAGGTCGAGCGCGCCATCGGCTTCTACCGCGATGTCCTGCGGCTGAATGGCGGCGAGTACGAAGGCGTCGCCTACGAGCTCCTGCTGTGGCAGTGCTTCGTCGTCGGCAGTGTGTTCGGCTGGGTCGATGCCGACGGCTACCGGCGCTTCCGCCTGGCCTACGTCGAGACCGCCAAGGGATCAGGCAAGTCTCCGTTGGCCGCCGGCGTCGGGCTGTACGGCCTGGTGGCAGACGGCGAGTCCCGCGCCGAGATCTACGCCGCCGCTACGAAAAAAGACCAGGCCATGATCCTGTTCCGCGATGCCGTCGCCATGCGCGATCAGTCGCCCGAGCTGGCCAAGCGCCTGACCAAAAGCGGTGTCGGCGAAAACGCATGGAACCTGGCCTACCACCAGACCGGCAGTTTTTTCCGGCCGATCAGCGCCGACGATGGACAATCCGGCCCGCGCCCGCATATCAGCCTGCTCGACGAAATCCACGAGCACAAAACCGGTTATGTCGTCGAAATGCTCAAGGCCGGCCAGAAATCGCGGCGCCAGCCGCTGCTATTCGGCATCACCAACAGCGGAACCGACAAGCGCACCGTCTGCTGGGACTACCACGATTATGGCGCCAAGGTAGCGGCCGGCCAGATAGATCCTGGTGATGACAGCTTCTTCGCCTACATCTGCGCACTCGACGAAGGCGACGACCCGTTCAAGGACGAATCCTGCTGGGAAAAGGCCAACCCCAGCCTCAAGCACGGCCTGCCGGGTATCAAGTACCTGCGCGAACAGGTCACCCAGGCGCGCGGCATGCCCGGCAAGGAATCCATCGTCCGCCGGCTCAACTTCTGCCAGTGGGTCGAGGCCGAAGCGCCGTGGATAGGCGGGGACATCTGGTTCGATGCTGCGCCTGAGCTGGAATTCGACGAAGCCAGCCTGTATGGCAGGCGCTGCTGGGGCGGCCTCGACCTCTCCAGCACCCAGGATTTGACCGCCCTGGTGCTGCTGTTCGAGCCCACCGCAGCCGATCCGCACTGGCGTCTCAAGCCGTGGTTCTGGCTTCCTGGAGACGGCCTGCACGACAAGGCAGACAAAGACCGCGTGCCCTATATCGCCTGGCGAGACGCTGGCCACCTGGCCGCGCTGCCGGGCCGGGCCATCGACAAGCTGGCCGTCCTGCATAAGCTCGCGCAGATCGCCAGCCTGTACGACGTCCATGAGATCGCCTACGACGAATGGCGCATCGCCGACCTGCTCATGCTCATCCAGCAGGAAGGGCTATCCATGCCGCCGCTGGCGCCGTTCCGCCAGGGATTCAAAAGCATGGCCCCAGCGGTCGACGAATTCGAGCGCCTGCTGCTCGGTCGCCACATGAAACACGACGGCAACCCGGTCATGACCTGGAACGCCGCAAACGCCGTCGTCGTCAGTGACCCGGCGGGTAATCGCAAGATCGCAAAAGAGCGCGCCACCGGCCGCGTCGATGGAATCGTCGCCGCCGTCATGGCCGCAGGCCGGGCCATGACCAAGGAAGAGCGGCCCGACATCAACCAATTTCTGGAAGACCCCATCAGCGCATGATCAACCCTATCGCCTGGATCGCCGGCTGGTTCCGCTTCGGCGGTTTCGCCCTTGGAGACCGCAGCGGCACCCAGGTTGGCGCTCCGGCCAGCGCGCTCGTCGACGGCACGCGAACCGTCGGCGCCGACAGTGCCCTGCAGATCAGCACCGTATGGGGATGCGTGCAGACGCTTTCCGGCATCATCGCCAGCCTGCCGCTATTCGTCTACCAGGAGCGCGGAAAAGGCCTGCGCGACCTCGCCCGCGACAACGGCCTGTGGAACCTGCTGCACGACTCGCCGAACGCCCGCATGACCCCGGTCGAATTCTGGACCGCCATGCTGCTCAACCTCCTGCTGCGCGGCAATGCCTATGCCCGCATCGAGCGATCGGCAAACGGCGAAGCCTACGCCCTCTGGCCCATGAGCGCAGACCAGGTCGAACAGCAGGTGCTGCCGGACGGCAGCGTGATCTACCTCTACCGCATCGGCAGCGACATTGCCGTACTGGCATCAGACAACGTGCTTCACCTAAAGGGCATGGGAAACGGCACCATCGGCCTGTCCCGCCTCGACTACATGCGCGCCAGCGTCGACGAAGCCGCCAACGCCCAGACCGCCGCCAACCGCGTCTTCGCTAACGGCGGCAAGCCCACCGGCGTCCTCATGATCGATCAGGTGCTCACCCCCGAACAGCGCACCCGCATCAAGGCCAACTTCGAGGAAATGGCCACATCCAGCACCAGCCGCCTGTTCGTCCTCGAAGCCAACATGAAATACCAGCAGGTCAGCCTGTCGCCCAACGACATGCAGCTGCTCACCACGCGTCAGTTCGGCGTCGAGGAGATCTGCCGCTGGTTCGGCGTCCCGCCCGTCATGGTCGGCCATGCCAACGTCACCGCCTGGGGCACCGGCATCGAGCAGATCATCGACGGCTTCTTCAAGGTCACCGTCCGTCCCGCCCTCGTCAACATCGAGCAGGCCCTGAAAAAGCGCGTCCTCACCACCGCGCAGCGCGCGCGCTACACCGTCGAATGGAACTTCGACGGCCTCCTGCGCAGCAACATCAAGGACCGCTTCGAGGTATACGCCAAGGCCGTGCAGAACGGCCTCAAAACCCGCAACGAATGCCGCCAGCTCGAAAACGACCCGCCCATCACCGGCGGCGACGAACTGACGGCGCAAAGCAACCTGCTGCCGCTCGACAAGCTCGGCACAACCCAACCAGGAGCCTCCAATGCTGGCACACAAAACACTGTCGCTCAGTGATTGCGACATCAAGATGGACGGCGGAGAAGGCCGCTTTTCGGGATATGCGTCCGTCTTCGGCGGCGTCGACTCATACGGCGACACTATCGTCAAAGGCGCCTACGAATACACCCTCAAGAAAAACGGCAAGCCCAAGATGTTCCTCCAGCACGAAAGCTGGAGCCTTCCAATCGGAAAATATCTCGTCGCCAAGGAAGACGACCACGGCCTGTTCGTCGAAGGCGAGCTGACCCCCGGTCTCAGCAAGGCCCAGGATACCTACGCCGCGCTCAAGCACGGCACCCTCGACGGCCTCTCCATCGGCTACATGCTCAAGGCTGGAGACTACGAAGAACTCGCCGACGGCACCCGCCTCATCAAGCGCGTCAGCAACCTGGTCGAGGTATCGCCCGTCGTCTTCCCGGCAGACAGCGCCGCCCGGGTCGATCTGGCCAGCGTCAAGACCGCTGTCGACACAATCGAAACCATCCGAGATTTTGAGCGCTTCCTGCGGGATGCAGGCGGCCTCAGCAAAGGGCTGACCGAAGCGCTCGTCAGCCGCGCCAAGATCGTCTTCGGTCAGGGGGATCCTGATCTGCAGCCAGTCGAAGCGAAAGCCATGGCCGAGCTGATGGAACGCATCAACAGAGCCGCAGCGCGCATCCCGCAGTAGAAAATCCGTTCGGGCTGATCGTGAGCTAGTCGAACGATCGAAGCCCTGTTCGCATCACCCAATCCAAACCCGCTTCGGCGGGTTTTTATTTTCAGGAGAAACACCATGTCCGACCTGTCCCAAATCATGAAGGCCGTCGAAGGCCTCGAAACCAAACTGGCTGCCTATGCCGAAAAAGCCGAACAGGAAGCCAAGGCCGCCGGCAGCGTATCCAAAGACACCCAGGCCGCCATCGAAGGCCTCGGCCTCAAGCAGCGCGAGCTCGCCGACGAAATCCTGCAGCTCAAGCAGCGCGGCGTCCACATGCCCGGCGACGATCCCAAGATCAGCTCCTGGGGCAAGCAGTTCATCGAATGCGACGGCTACAAGGCATTTGCCGCCGGAAACGCCAACAAAGTGCGTCTGGAGATCAAGAACACCCTCACCGGATCTGACACCACCGTCGCACCCGATCGCAAGCCAGGCGTCGTCCCTGGCGCGTTCCAGCCGCTCACGATGGAATCCCTGTTCCCCTCGCTGCCAACCAGCTCCAATGCCATCGAGTTCACCAAGGAAAACGTCTTCACCAACAGCGCCGCCGAAGCGTCAGAAGGCGCGCAGAAAGCGGAATCCGCGCTCACCTGGACGTTGGTCAACATGCCGATCTCCACCGTAGCCCACTGGATCAAGATCAGCCGCCAACTCGCCGCCGACAACCAGGCACTTGCCGCCTACGTCGACACCCGCATGCGCTACGGCGTCAACCGCAAGGTCGAGACCCAACTCGTCTCCGGCGATGGCGTCGCGCCCAACATCAGCGGCATTCTGGGCGCCGGCAACTACACCGCCCACGGCTATGCAGACGCCAACCTCGGTGCCACGCTGAAAAAGCTGGTGCTGATCCGCAAGATCATCGGCGATCTCGAGGCCGCCGGCTACAACCCGGATGGCATCGTCCTCAACCCCGCCGACTGGGCGCAGGTCGAAATCGACATTTTCACCGCCAACACCAACCTCGTCGCGTTCCGCTACGACGCCGAAGGCAACCCGGTGCTGTTCGGCCGGCGCGTCGTCACCAGCGTCGGCATGACCGCCGACAACGTCGCCGTCGGCGCATTCCAGCAGGCCGGCACCATCCACAACCGCGAAGGCGTTACCGTCGACATGAGCGAGTCCGACAGCGACAACTTCACCAAGAACCTCATCACCATCCGCGCCGAGCGCCGCCTCGCGCTGGCCACCGAAGTCCCGGCAGCCATCCGTGCCGGCGACCTCACCCCGGCCTGATGATCGAGGCGTAATGGCCCTGGCCATTCCTTTTGGAGTGGCCTTTCCCATTGCGTGACAAACCCATGAACCTCGTCGAACTCCGCATCAAACGAACCCTGGATACCAGCCGCTACGGCGCCCTGTCGGATGGTGACATCCTGCGCACCGACGCCGCCTATGCGCGCCATCTGGTCGATGATCTCGCTGCGGCCGTGTACATCCAGAAACCTGCGGCGCAGCCCGCCCGCACCCGCAAACCGAAGACCCGCAAGGAAAAGCCATGACCATCAGATTTGTAAAATATTGGAACGGATATTCTCCCGATGCGATCGTTTATAACCTGGGCAGTACGGAAGAAGCGCGTCTGGTATCGCTCGGATATGCCACGACTGACCTGGATGGACCTGATGGTAGTGGCGAACTCAGCCGCTGGAACCAGACCCGCAGCGGGCTGGTTGATCCAGTGACGGGCCTGTCAATAACGCCCGGATATACCAAAAAAGTCCACTCGGTCAAAGGAAAGCAAATCCTCGACTTTGCTGATCCGACCTTCCTCGCATCCGGCGCCTCGTTCTCCGGCGCAGGCTCCTACCTGAGCGCCGGACGCGTTGCCGTCCAGTCAACTGGAACTCTGGTAAATAATCCGACCGGCTGGCATGACGGTACACCATGCCTTGAATTTACGCCGAATGCGGATACTGCCGAATTCCGCTTCTATTTCGATGGAGCGCTAGGCGCAGGGCTGCCGAACTCTCCGATGAACTTCAACGATGTGAACGGCATCGCAATGGACTTCGACATCACTGGTGTCGATACCACCAAGTCGAACTTCAGCATCGGGATGGAGTTCTCGACCGACGCGACCAGCCTTTTCCCATCAAATAAGGCAGGATTCAGCTGGTTCATCAACAACTCAGCCTCAACTGCAACCTATAAGGAATTCAAGGGTCGCAAGTATTACCGCTTTCGATTCGACAGCACGACTACTGACGCAAAATGCAGTCAATTCCCAGGATACGGTCTTAGTGCGGTTTTGTCTGGTACTGGCGCCGACTATACCGCCCCGATCAAGTTCATTCGGATGACGCTCACCAAGTTCTCAGGCAAGACCATCAAGTTCAAGCGTCTGCTGCGTGGCGGGTACTCCACGCCTTGCATCATCATGGGTACGGATAACGCAGGGCCGTTGTCTCTGGATACGCTGGTCGCTCCGCTGGTTGCAAAGAATGCAGTCGGGTTTTATGCCAATCAGTATTGGGCTGAACTCGACGCAAGTAGCGGCGCAGCGCTTGAACGCTTCAACCGCCTTTACGACGCTGGATGGGAGCTGAACGGAAACGATGTGATTGATCGCCCGCTTGGTGCAACTGTGCTGGACCAGCCGACGATGGCTTCTGCCATTCAGACCACCCGCACCCGGCAGATTGCGGAAGGCTGGCAGGAGGGATGCCGAGTCTGGGTAGCGAACAACAACAGCACCAGCTACCTGATGATTCAGGAATTGCAGGCAGCCGGATATGTGGCAAACCGCAATGGAACTGAAGAGGGGCGTTATGTTTTCCCCGAAGGCGGTGTGCCTGACGCATTCCGCATGCCTTCGCCTTCATGTGACGGGAAGTTTCTGGCAGACATCCAGCCGATGATTGATCGCTGCGTCGAGTATGGCGCGACGATGTGGCTGTATTTCCATAACACCTGGTCCAAGGCGCAGATCGACTCCGACCGCACCAACAACGTCACTGGAACAGTGGGTGCCCCCATTGCCGTGAATGCCGGAGAAACCCCCGCCGCCTATCGTGCACGGGCAGTTGCGCTCGGCACGGCGGTAGGCACCGCCACAGTGACGTACCTTGACAGCAAGATTGGCAGCTCCGGGGCGGCATTGGCGATTTTCTACGAAGACCTGCAACCGATCATCGAGTACATCGGCACACAGGAACGCGCTGGTGTGCTGGTATCACGTCGGCCTTCGGATTGGTGCCGGGATGTCGGGTTGCTGTAATACCACCTAATACCAACTACCCAGCCGCCTTCGGGCGGCGTTTTTCATTCCACCAGCATCAAGGCCAATCAATGAACGAAAGCATTGACGGAATCAAGCAGGCCGCGTCCTGCGCAGGGGGATGGCATCACTGGATCCCATTTGCGGCGCTCATGGCAAAGGATGCCGTCCCGCAAAACAGACCGATGGCGACGAGGCTGGTTGAGCAGGCCTTCGTCGCGATCATCGCCGGCGGCGGCTCGGCCTACACGGTAAACGATGCCGTCCAGGCCCGCCATGACGAGCAGATCAAGGCGCTCAAGGAACAGGTGCGCGACAGCGAAGTGCGGCTCACTGCCCAGATCATGGAACTGCGCGCGCGGCAACTCAAATGACCGCGCCGCGCAAGGTGACTGTCCAGGTATCCGTCTGGTTCGAGGATATGGCCATGGAAGACACCGACGCGGCGATGGACATCATCAAAAGCATTCTGGCCACGACCAGCCATGAATGCCAGGACGAAATAAAACGGGCGCTGGCCGCTGCCGGTGCCCGTGACATCAGCATCAGCATGCTGGCCTACTGAAAGGATCTCCCATGAAAACCCTCATCTCCGCCGCGCTCGCCGTGGCGCTGTCCGGTTGCGCCCAATATGGCGTGGTCAAGACCGCCGTTGCTGTCGAAGGCGCCAAGGCAGCAGACGAAGTGCGCGCCACCGCAGAATGGACACTGTGCGACGCCATCAGCGTCGGCGCCTGGCGTCGCGCCTATGCCGGCGATCCGGTGAAGGCCGATGGCTGGAAATCGCTGTGCACGGCGCCTGCTGGAGCCCCGCAGTGAGCGAACTCATCCGCCTCGACCGCATGGGCTCCACGCCCTGGGGCACGCTCGGCACCCTGCGCCTGCCGGATGGGACTGCATTCCCCACGCTGGAACCGCAGTGGCGCGGCAACATGAGCAGCATCAGCTGCATCCCGGCCGGCGAATACGCACTGGCCATGCGCAGCTCGCCCATCGTTGCCAAGACCAGCGGCTTCGAGTTCGGCCGCGGCTGGGAGATCGACGGCGG